TGAATAAAGTTGATTTTCTTTCATGTTTACAAAGTTAGTGTTTTTTTATATTCCAAGAAGTGTCTTCATTTCATCTGATGTCATGTCAATTCCAAGAACTTTCAATTTTTCAAGTGTTTCTGCTTTGAACTTCATGGTTGTTGCAATTGCAACTTCATCATCTTGCATCACTGGAAGATGGTCAAATTCTGCAATCAATTTCAATCCTTCATCAGTCAATCCAATTTGTTGACCGATTGCATCGTACATTTGTTGTGTTTCTGGAATGATGGTGTCTTGATAACACATTCTGATTGAATCACGAACATTCGTGAATGTTGCACCTTTTTCACTTGAAAAGATGTTCAAAGACATTCCAAACGTGTCAATGATTGCAATCTTGTCTGCAGTTAATTCTTCGAACAACATCAAATCTTTTGTCGGAAATGACATTGGCTTCCAGTCAACTTGACTTTCAGTGATTATCAATTCATCCTTCTGTCTTCTGAACCAGTCACGTTGAATCTGTTTCTTTTCTTCTGGTGTCATAGGAATTGCACCACCGACATCATTGTTTTGTGTCGAAAGAATACCAATTGCACCGATATTTTCCAGAAGAACATTTCGTTTGTGATAGGATGCTTTGATGTTTGACAATGGAAATTTCAATGATTCCATTCTTGAAACTGGTTTGACAATGTTCATTCCATCATTTGTCATCAGATAAATCAAGTCATCAAATTCAATTTTTTCAGTGTTCTTGTCATCGTATTGGAATACGAATGAATCAATCAGACCTTCTTGTTCCATCTGCTTCAATTTCTTTCCTGAAAGATTGATTTGAATCTTGTTTGATGGAAGTGGAACAAACAAATTTCTGATGTCAAATGACCTTTTTGGTGCATAAATGAATGAATTTGAATACAATGCATCTTGAACTGATAATGAATAAACAAGATCAGACCATGACTGAACTGGATTCGGTTTGTTCAGGACATCATTGAACCAATGATTTGTGACTTCATTTCCATCTGCATCAACAAGACATGGTTTGTTTGATGACATCATTGATGCACGTCTGTCAATGACCATTCGAAGTTCAGGAATTTCCAGATATAATTTCCACCAGTCATTGGTGTCAATCCAAACGGCTTCCTTTACACCCCAAATTTGGTTTACAAAAGGAAAGATTCGATTCATGTCATTGATGATTCGATTGTCTGCATTGTTACCGAAACCGAAAAATGCATCAAAAAAGTTCAGATTCATATTTTTTTCTTTTTGATTTTTACAAAGTTAGTGAAGATTTTTGAACATTGATTGAACAAATATTGAAAGACCAGCACAACAATCTGGTGCATCATCGTTTTTGTTCCTTCCTTCTTTGGTAAATGAAAGAAGATTTTGAATAAAAAGTTCTTGATTTTGGTCACCAGTTTTCACGAAAATGAACCGATTTTGAATGAATGCTGACTGCATCATGATTCTGGTCATCTTGTTGACTGAATTGTGAACCAGAAGGATTCGTGATTTCGTTTCTTTTTGAAGATTCCTTCCAAACATTGCACCGACATTGTTTGATTCAACACGACAATAATTGACATTCCACTGGTTCAATTTGTCTGCAATCAATGGAATGGTCACATCAGTGTTGTCACGTGAAAAAACATAGTCAACAATGAACAAATCATTCTTGATGACTGCACAAATTGCAAGTGCAGTGTAATCAATTCCAGCATCTGCAACATCGACATATCCGATGCAACCTTCAATCAATGAAATTGGATTTCCTTGTTCATCTTTTCCTTTCGAAATGTCTTCAAATTCTTCTTTTGAAATGCTTCTGATGTCAGTGAATGTCCTTCCAGCAATGTCAACTGGTTCTTGCTGGTACTCTGCACACCAAATTTCATTTGCAGTCTTCTTTCGTTTGTCAAGATATTCATCAGTTGACATGACTGATTCACAAAATGACTGGTCATTGTCATCCAGTGCTTTGACCATGATGGTCTTTTGATATGAATTTGATTCGATATTCTTTCCAATGACATCATTCAATGACCATCGTGTTCCAATGTCAATCCTTGCACAACCACGTTCAAAACGTGAATCATGTGTTGATTCCTTCCATGAATTGATTCTGTCATTGATGGTATCACTTAATGCATCTTCAATTCCACGATACAAATCATCAGTGATTGCAACATTTGATGCACCGAATCCGATGATTGTTCCACCAACACCAGCACCAAAGTATGCAACTTGTTTTGTCTTGTTGGTGTTCCATCCTTGAAGATTTGATTTGTCATCAGACAAGACCACATCGGTGAATATCTGCTTGAATTTTTCTGATTTGACAATTGTTCTGACATCGTAACTGAATTTCAAGAATAGTGTTGCAGTGCAAGTGTTACGCATGACAGACTGATCTGGATTCCTTCCAATTGTCCATGCACAAAACAATGATGTGATATAAGATTTTCCAGCACGTGGTGGAAGACTTACTGACAATGATGTGATGGTTCTTTCTTCGATTTCCTGAAATGCATCTGCAATTTCCTTCAAGAAAGGTCTTTGCATGAAGAATTGTCTGTCATAGTGCAGACAGAACATCCAGAATTGTCTTTTGCAAAGTTCAAACTTCAACAATTCCTTCAACTGAATTGACTTATTCGATTGAATTTGTGTCATTTTCATTCAAAAGATTGATGATGTCATCAGTTGAAAGACCAGAAAAGTCTGGTGCAGTGTTGTGAACATCCAGTTGTGTCCTTTCGATATATCCACGTTTCTTGCCTTGTGTCTTTAAAAAGAAGATTATCATGGTGTCTGAACCATTTTCAATCCTTTCGAACATCTTTGATTCAACAAAATCAAGTGCAGATTCACGTATGTCATCCACTTCTTGCTTGAATGCTTCATCATCTTTCATCCAGTTGTAAAATGTTGACCGATGAATTTTGACTGATTGAATTGCAGTTGTCACAACACCATTGGAATGATGCAGTGCTTCAATCATTTGTTTTTTATAATTGTCGATATTGTCTTGATTCATTTGATTAGTTTTTAATCATTTATTGATTAGTTGTCCATCATGATGATGATGTCATCTGCAAAACACATTGATGTCCTGAACAAGAAGTCTTCTGATTCGTATTCATCAAGACCAAATGACATGACCACTTTCAACATCTTTTTCCATGAATAGATGTCATGACCATCTTTTGATTGACCAAGAATGCAACAATCGAATTCTGATGACATGGTTTCTGAATTTCTGATTCTTGATTCGAATGAATCTTCTTCATGTTCGTGCATATCTGGAAAGAACATCAGAACAACCAGAAAAAGAACTTCACCAGAAGAACAATTGCAATGATTGCAACAATTCTGACTGATGATTGAATGATGTTGTCCACCTTTTCAAACCACTTTCTGATGGTCATCAACTGCAAATGTGGTAAAATGACCAGCAATTGTCTGTCAACAAAGTAAATTGCAAGAAGTATTGGTGTTAAAATGACACCGATGATGAATTTGAAAATTTCGTTTTTGTTCATGTTTTTGTTTTTAAGTTAAAAAAATGATGATGCACCAAACCAAAACAGAAAATCGAAGATGCACCACCATTTCAAAACAATCAATCATTGCAAAGTTACAAAATCTTTTTGTTTGAATGTAATGGAATGAATTTGACCATGCAATTTGAACTTCTTCAATGGAATGTCATTGAATTCAAGGAACTTTCTGAATGTGGACATATTTTGTTTGATTGTTTCTTCTTTCCAGAAGATTTCACATTTGTCTTGAAGACCGAATTCATCACTGAATGTAATTGCTTCAAAATCGATTCCATAACCTGACATCAAACATTTGATGGTTCTTTCAGTTGGAAATCCATTGTCAAATTCAATTTTGCATCTGATTATTTTCATTTATCTTCGATTTGCGACATTTTCTTCATTGATGTGAACCGAATCCATTGTTTCTGCATTTTTGTGTTTCAGATGTCACGAATGACATCAATTTCCACCATCTGATGATTGTTTTCATTCTAAATTTTTATATAAAATTGATAAAACTATTAAAAAAATGATGTCTGAAACCTTTTCAAGTGCTTTTTTCATGATTTTTCATCTTCAATGTATGGAATTTCAATAATGAATCCTTCCATATCTTCTGGAAGTTCAATTTCCTTTTCCTTGTCAATTCGTTTGCTTATTCCATTGACCAGAACAAAATCATGGTCTGGAAAAAGAACACCGATTTTCACGATGTTCTTCTTTGTATTTTCTGCTTTTTCCATTATCTTTTTTTTCAAAGTTAGTGACTTATTTTCAAAGGTCACGAACACGTGATGGATGACCAGAATACATTGTTGACCAGATTGTCGGTTCTTCATCGAATATCAGTTCATCATGGTCATCAAAATCAAAACCGAATGCAGTGACATCATCATTGATGATTTCTTCAATCAGATTGCAAATGAATGTGGTGTTTCTTTGATTGATTTGAACCTTGTGATTCCTTTGATCATCGAATTCAAATGAATGCAGTTTGACATCAATGTCATCAAACCTTCCATTTCCATCATGTGACCTTGTGTTGATGTCAAAATCAAATTGAAACATCAAATTAGTTCTTCCATTGAACTTGATTGTTCCGAATCCTTCATCATTCTGAAAGTGTTCGATTTCCAGTGTCCAGTTTCTGCTTTTCATTATATCAGTTTTTTTGAAATTTCAGACAATTCATTCTGCAAGTCTTGAATTTGACTTTTGATGGTGTTGTATTGAATCAATACTTCATCTTGACCATCTTCTTCTGATTCAAGTTTTGCAGTGATTTCAATCAACTGAACAATCATTTCATCAAAGTCTTTTTGTGTCAAGTTCCAGTCATAGTTGAATTTCTTTGAATATCCAGCAACTTCAATTGATTCATACGTGATTCGATTCTGAAAAGATATTGACCATCTGTCATCTGTTCTTTCTGCAAGATAGATTTTGACAAGCATTGTTGATTCTTGTGGTTTGATTTCAGTATGTCCAATTGAAAAAGAATTTCTGATTGCATACTTTGCAAGTCTTGATGCAAGACTGATGAACTGATTTGTTGTTTTTTGATTCATGTTTTCTGTTTTTTAAGATGTGAAGACTGGTGTGCATTTCACACCAGTCTGATTTGATTTGATTATTTATTTTTAATTATTTTTTATTCAGGAATTCACCAATTTTTTCAAGTGTGCTGGAATGCATTCCTTTCTTCTTGTCTTTGGTGTTCATGAATTCCCACAAATGTGACTGATGAATCTTTGCATTTCGTGCAAATTCGGTCAATGTGATGTGATTCTTGTCAATGTGTGACTGAATCATCTGCTTCACATTTGCATTCAGTTCTTTCAATTCTTCTGATTTCATGTCTTTGGTTTTTAAAATGGAAGGTCATCTGCTTCATCAATGAATGATGACAATGATTTCTTTTCTGGTTGTGCTGGTTGTTCTGGTGCTTTTTGTTCCATCTGCTGGAATGTTTTTTGTTCAAATGATGTTCCAGATGAATTTCCGTAATTTATTGACCATGCTTCAATTGAATTGAACCACCTTTTGACACCTTCTTTTGATGTCCATGACCTTCCACGAATATTGATGGATGCATCGATGATGTCACCATGTTTCAGATTGTTCAGAATGTCACATCTGTCTTGTGTGACCTGAACTTGAATTTCTTGTGGAAATTTTCCTTCTGTTTGAATTACAAATTCACGTTTTTTGAATTTTTCAGACATCACTTCAAGTTGTCCGATGTGGATGATTTGTCCACTTATTTTGATGATTGGATTTTCCATTTTTTCTTTGTTTTTATTGTTTAAATTATTGAATATAAAGTTGAATATATTTCCCGACATTCTTCGATTCGTGCTTTCATTTTGTCAATCACTTCTTCATCTGCATTGATGATGAATCTTTTCACACGTTTCTGATCTGGAACATTTCCGAATGTCATTTGTTGTCTGATAACCGAATCAAAATGGTCTTCAATTTCGCTTTGTGTCAAGTCTTCAAAATGTGGATTTCCAAGATTCTTCCACACTGCACGATTGACTTCATCCAAAATCATTTGTTCTGGTGAATCAGTCAAACAATACACCAGTTCACATCGGTTCTTGTTTGTTAACCAGCAATAAGACATCATCTGATAAAAATAATCTTGATTTGGAATGTCAGTTTCTGAATCATCTGGATGAAACATCGGAAATGTCAATGCATTCCAAGATGATTTGACATCTGCAAGAACTGATTTTGTGTTGATGTCAGGTTTTCCAGTGATGAAGTCATTCACCAGTCTTTGTTGTTCAGTTTCAGCATCAACATCAAACCAGTTCAGAACCTTTGATGCAAGTCTGATTGATGTTTTTTCATTCTGAATTCCTTTTTCCAGATATTTTGAAGTGATGTCTTTTTTGAAACCATACTTGTCAAACAAGACAATTTCTTTCAATGCAGTCAGTGCAGTTGCACCGATTTTCTTTCCACTTCTGTCATTTGTCATCAACTTTCCGATTTGTGATGCACGTGCAATAAATTGATTCTTTTCCATGATTAATTGTTTTTTTTGTTTTTAATGATTGATTGATTCGATTGTGACCTTTTGTTCATTTGTCAAGTCAAAAGTGTTCAAGACTTCTTCTTTTGTGTATTGACCAGCATTCACTGCACCAAGAATTGAAATGAATTGATGTTCATTCAGTTTCTTCTTCTGAACTGGTTGTTCTGGTGCTGGTGGTGTTTGTTTCACTTGACCTTTTGCATCAATGTCTTCATCTTCACTGAACACTGATAACATCGACAAAAGACAATATCTTTTGTAATATGTGAATTTTGCACCATCGGTTTGAAAAAGGTTCATTCCTTTCAATTCGATTCCAGATGGAAGGATCAAGTCAGTTTCAAGTGATTGTCCAGATTCAGTGTGAAAGATGATTGTTTTCAAATTTCCATTTCCATGAATCAGTTGTGTGAAACCGATTTGATTCTTGTGAAGAATCGGTCTGATGATTTCAATTGTCTTTGAAAGTTCTGCGTAGTTATATCCAAAACCTTTCTTTCCTTTTGGAATGATTGGACATTCTGATTGAAATTGTGCAAGTGCTTTGAACAATTCAATCGGTGTTTCTGTTTTGTGCATTTCGAATTCCATTTTTTAATTGTTTTTTGATTGATATTCATTTGATTCTTCAAACATTGTCTTTGCATTGAACATGACCTTGAATGATGCAGTTGCTTCAAGATGACACGTTTCAACATCTTCTTCTGTCATTTCATCCACAACAAACAATCTGGTCATGACATAAAACTTGATGAACAAGTTTTCTTCAATGTCATCAAGAATCACGTGCTGAATGATTTCCATGACTTCTGTCAAGACTTTTTTCTTTTTTACATCCTTTGACTTTTCAGACAATTGTCCAAGTGTGAAAATCAATTTTTCCATCGGTGTCAATTCATTGACATTTTTTTCTTCTGAATTCATTTTTTTAGTATTTGATTGTAAATAAAACAAGACCGAAAATCTTCAATTCAAAGATTCTTTCTTTCGATTTTGTGGTTCTTTTTTGTCTTTCCTTTTTTGGTGCTTCTGGAACTTCTGGTGAATCGTATTCAATCAAATCAGAAACACATGATGAATCAACAAGTGCTTTGTCCTGAATCAACATTTGTGTTTTTTCTGCAATCTGACTTGAAACACGTGTGTTCCATTCTTTGATTGATTCATTCCAGTGCTTGTCAATGATTGATTCAGGTTCTTTGAATTCAATTTCACCTTGTGGTGCAAGATTCTTTGGTTCTGATGTTCCGATTGTTGTCTTTGAAGTTTTCTTCACTGGTGGAACATTGAACAATGACTTGACTGATTTCACCATTTGTGATGTTGGTGCAATACCAGACCAAAACAAACCATGTGCAGTTTCATTAATGATTCCAAGTTGTTTGAGTTTTGCAACACATACGTTTGAAATTCCTATTTCCTTACTGATTTTGGAAGTCTTGACTTTTGGATTGATGTCAATTTCCATTTTCATCTTCTTGAATGCTTCAAGATAGTCCGATGTTGACAGATTCGGTCTTCTGGTTCTTTTCTGTTTTTCCATTTTATATTGGTTTATTGATTACTATTTGAACATTTCAGAATGCAACAATGAAGGTCTGATTTTTATCATGCAATCCAACATTGTTCTTTTCAAGTTGTATGCAAGTCTTTCTTCATCAGATTTCTTGATGCTGAATTCCATCACAATTGAATCATGATTATCATCTTCATTCAAAAACAATTCTGGATGATTGATTTTCATGTATTTTTTTACTTTTTCAAACTGACTTTGGTTTCTGACCACATAAAATTGACATTCATCCATTGTCTTTTCCAGTGACTTAATCATTGTAAGTGCTTGATTTTCAACTGATTGTGTGTTTTTAGTCTTCATTTTTTCCGTTTTGTTCCTTCAAAGATATACTTTTTTTCTTTTGTGATTCACATTTCAGAAAAAAAAAGTCAATTCAATCTGATTTCCTTGATTCGTTTTTTCATTTCTTCAATCATTTCAATGATTTCATGTTTCATGAAGTTTGCTGGTCTTTGACTTTTGAATTCAAGTTCTTCCAGTTCTTCTTGACTGATTCGTTTAGTGATGTTTTTTCTGTATTCATGGACATTTCCACGAAGATGTTGATTGCAGTGAACACATTGACCGAAAATGTTTGTCAAATCGAATCTGATTGATGGATATGAACCAACTGAAAAAAAATGTCCAGCATCAAATTTTGCTTTCAATGGTTTGTTGCATGAAATGCATCTTTTGTTTCTGTCACGTAAACGAACAAATGTGTTCACCAGTGTCTGCAATTCTTGAAGATAGTCTTGAAGTGTCTTCAATGATTCTTTCTTTTCCTTCCATCTGATGTTGTCATCCAGTTTTTGTTTCTTCTTGATTTTCGACAACTTTTCCATTGCTTCAATCAGTTTGCAATCTTGATTCCAGCAGAACTTTTCAAGTGAACTGAATCGTGGTTCAAATGGTTGTTTGCAATTTTTACATTTCTTCATGGTCAAATATTGATAATTGATTTTTATGAATTAAAATGATTTCTTCATTTTTAAGCATTTTAAGGAACTTTTGATTGTTCATGACATGATTCTTCATTTCTGATTCAATCGGTCTGTCAAACCATTCAAAATCATCACTGATGAAATCATTTGCATCATCTGAATGAATGATTTGTCTTGTTGCAATGATTTGTGCTTTCATCAAGTGAATTTTGAAATTTTCAAATCAACAACCATTTCCCAAATTCCGATTTCACCTTCACGATTCTTTGCAATGATCAATTCACAAACATTTGTTGAATCATTTCCATTGTATGTTTCACCTTCACCAAAGTATTCAGGTCTGTGAAGGAATGCAACAATTGATGCATCTTGTTCAATTTCACCACTTTCTTTCAAGTCTGGAAGTGATGGTCTTTTTCCAGTTTTGGATGAATCACGTGAAAGTTGTGCAAGTGCAAGACAAGGAATTTGAAGATTCTGACAAATCAATTTCAGTCCATTGCTTATTTCAGAAACAACTTCATATCTTGAACGTGATGTTTTTGGTTGTATTTTTTGAATGTAGTCAACAAAGAACAAATCAATTTGTTGTTCACGTTTCAATTTGTTCATTTCAGATGCAATGTCATTGATGGAATGTGAACCTTCAAAAATGAAAAGATTCTTCCAGATGTCCATTTCTTGCACTTTGTAAATTCGATTCATTTCTTCTTGACTGCAATTTCCGAATTTTATTTTGTTGGAATCGATTCCAGAAATGTTTGCAACTATTCTTCGAATCATCTGTTTCTTTGTCATTTCCAGTGCAAAGAATGCAACTTTCTTTCCTTGCATGACCATCTTCACCATTGTGTTGACACCGAATGCAGTTTTTCCCATTGCTGGTCTTGCACCAACAACCATCACATCCACTGGTTCAAGAAGAACAACTTGATTCAGGAAAGAATAACCGATTCCAGTTCCACAAATCTTTCCTTCTTTTGCATTGATATGGTCATCGACAACTTCAAATATCACATCAACATTGGATTTGTCTTTCTTCTGGTCAAACTTCACATCATTTCCAGATTGAATGATGTCATGAAATTTCGACATGGTCAAGTTTTCTGATTCCAGAAGAACATCGATTTGATTTCTGATTGCAAGTGCTTTTTCAAAGACAACTTCTTGAATGCATTGTTCAAACAATGATGACAATCGAAGAACACTGGTTAATGAATACGATTCTGATGTCAACTTTGAAATCTGGACAACAACTTTCTGGTCAAACCAACCATTTTCTTTGAATTGCAATGTGATGGTCAACAAGTCAATGTCCTTTTTTTGTTTGATTAGTTCACTGATTGATTGATAAATTCGTTTCTGAAAGCCAGTCTTCAAGAATCTTTCATCAATTCGACTGAAAGTTTCAATGCAATCAGTTCTTGTTTGTTGCATCATCAAACCGAAAATTTGTTCAATTGCTGGTTTCATAGTGTTGGAATGTATTTTGTTGAAACAACTTTGACTTCTTCAATTTCATCATTCCAGCATTCACCATTGAACCATGTCAGAAGATTTTTTCTGAATTTGACATCTGGTGTTGATTGAACATACTTTCTTGCTTGTTCTTGAATCCATGTTCTTTTTCCTTTTGGAATCTTCTTCCATGCTTTGAAACATTTTGCTTTGTCAATTTTCTTTCCATACAAATTCCAGAAGATGTCAAACAAAAGAATATCATTTTCATTATCATTATCATTATCATTATCACTATCGTGGTTCTTTCGGTTTGATTCGGTTTGATTCGGTTTTTCAGAAACCATGTCGGTTTTTTCGGTTTCTGTCTTTTTCGGTCTTCCACCATATTTTCCATTTTCACGATTCTTTTCACATTTCACTTCATATTTTTCGAAGTCACGTGTGAATTGATTCTTGAAAGGAATGAAACACATCTTCATTGCAAAGTCCAATTCTGGTTCTTTTCCAGAATTGAAGTCACGAATTGCTTTGAAAAGGATTCCAGATTGTTCATTTGTCAGTTCATCCAGAACTGAAAGTGCATCCATGTGAAGGATGAATGATGTTTTTTTCATGATTGATTGTTTTGATTGTTTTTGCAAATATACTTTTTTATTCCATTCGTGATTTGATGACATGAAACCAAACACCATCAATTTCAATTTCTTTGAAATCCGATTTCTGCATGAATTCCATTGAATAAGACACAACTGCACTTCCAGATCGGAATTCATTCATTTGTGTTCCATTCATAAGCTGGTGTGAAACCATTGTCAATGTGGATGAAATTTCTGAAATATCTTCAATTTGAATTTTGATGATAATTTCCTTTTTTTTGTATGGATGTTTTTTCATGATTTGTATTTGATTTCAAGATAATCAAGATATAATTTCACATTGAATGAACCACCTTTGTCATCACATTGTGTCAATGATTGGTTCTTCCAAAACTTGATGCAGTGCATGATGTCTGGTGGATAAGGAATGAACACGTTTTCAATTTCCTTTTCTTGTGGTTTGGTTCTTTGATTTTTCATTTTTGAATGATTTTTTTGATGATTGATGAATGTTTGTCGATTTTGATTTTTGCTTCTGAAAGACTTTCTGCTTGAATGATGGTTTTGTGCAGTGCAATTCTTTTGAAGGTCACTGCACTGATTTCAAACCAATGGAATTCGAATGTTTTCATGATGTTCTGTTTTTAGATTGATTAAATTATTTATTAAAAATTTCATTTGCGATGTTGTATGCAATTTCACCATTGTCATCTGAATTGATGTGCTTCAAAACATACTTCATTGACTTGATGACCTGAATCCAGTTTTTATTGTCAATTTTTCTGTCACAACATATTTCAAACATTTCTTCAAAAAATTTCACATCATTTAAAGTGAATGATAAACCATAAATGAAGGTTGTTTCTTTGAACAATTCCACTTCACGATATAATGAAGTGAAAGAAAATGATTCTTTTTCCATTTGTGCTTGACAAACAACTTCAAAATGTTGTGCAAATTTAAGGTTGTTCTTCAATATAATTAACTGATTTTCAAGTGTTTGTGTCGTTTCTGTTGTCATAATTTCTGTTTTTTTTGTCACCATTGACTTCACAAATATATCCTTTTTTTCTTTTGTGATACCAACAAGGTGAAAAAAAAACCATCAAAACCATCATGGTTTTCGAAAAACCGAATGAATTCAATGGTTTGAGAATCAAAAATAAATTGAATTATTTTTTTAAAATTCTTTCAATAAGCAATAAGAAACCACTTTTTGTGGTTTGATCAGTTCAATGATTTCAAGATATTTCTTTTTGTTGTTGACCACCTGACAACCAAGTGACCAACCACCGATGATTTCCTTGATTTCAGTTGAAGTCAAATCGTATGTGTTTGAATGGAAATTGATTCCACACATCACTGGAAGTGAAAGACCTTCTTCAATCTTCTGGTCTTTGTCACCATCACGTGAAATCAAGAATGGTTTCACTTGTCGAAGTGCTTCCATTTTTCCACGATGCAGACCAAACTTCCAAACATTATAATAAAATTCGTTTGTTTTTATGACTGCAACACCTTCTGCATTGTATGTGTTATAATTCATCAAACCATTCTTTCCAGCATTGGTTGTTCCAGAAGTCACCATGATGAATTGTTGACCTTTAAAAAGATAAAATTTATCATCAAAGACATTGAAAGTGTCTTCTTGTGACTGAACACCAAGAATCCAGTATTCATTCGGAAATTGCTTGAATGATGGAAGTGACTTGACTTTGTTTAAAAGTTGTGAATCAGTGTAGTTTTTAACCATTTTTCTTTTTTCGATAAATTAATGCAGAAATGACAAAAGTGAAGACCAGAATGACCATCACTTTTTCCAGTGGTTTGTTCGAATCATCCTGAATGAACTTTTCAACTTCATGTTGAAGAACTTTTTCGATGATTATTGTGTCCTGAATGACCAGATGACCATCGATTTCTTTTGTGTTGTGTTTCACAATGGTGTCTGAATACAACAATGAATCATCATTTTGTGTTGTTTTTATCATTTCTGAAAGACTTTTTGAACTTTCTTGTCCATTCGTGTCACTTGCAGAATAAAGTTCAGCAGATGTCATCAAAATGAAACTAATTGCAATTAATGTTTTTTTCATGGTTGTTTGTTTTTTGAATTGAATTTTCTTCGAATCCAGTCAATAACAATGTCATAAACATCATTCACGAATTCATCAAGTTTTTCAGTCACTTCATTTGCAATCCATCCAACACAAAATGAAATCAAGATGATGACCTTTTGTGAAACATCAGTGAAGAACATTTCAATCAGTCCAGTTGTTGCGTATGTCAAAACACCAGCAATCAACATTCCAATGAAAATGGTGGATTTGTTAAATTTCTTTTTTATTCCTTTCAACAATGCACCAACAACACCAATTGACATTGCAATCAAATCAGTCAAATTTTCCATTCCTTTCATTTTTAAAATTGTGCTGGTGCATTAACCAATGATTTCACAACTGAAAAACCAGTGTTTTCAGAAAGAAATGAAATCATCATTTCATCAAATGACATTGGTCTTTCATTACAAATGAATTCATTGTCGATGTATTCGATTGAAATTGTTGTTGTGAATTCACCAGTTTCAATTCCATCTGCATCAAGAACTGGAATTTCATTCATAGTTGAAATTTCAGTGTATTTCAAAAAAGTGAACAAATTCAAATTGTTAGCAATGATTGAAACTGCAACTTTTTCAAGTTTTTCCCTGACATAATTTGTCACTGAATTCATCCTTGAATCTGAAATTTGAAATTCTGTCATTTCAATCAATTCACGTTCTTGTGTTTCTTTGTTTAATAAGAATTCATTGATGAAAATATAATTTCCAAAATTATTCAATTCGTATTGTTTCAATTTTATTTCCATTTTTTATTTTTTTTCAAAGTTAGTCACTATTTTCAGAAATGTGTTCGTTTGTTTTTGTATTTGTCACCGACTTTGCACTTCAAAATTGCATATCTTGACAATGGAAGATAGTCAAGTGTTGCAGATTCTTCAACAATCACTGGACAGTCTTGAATTCGATATGAATGATTGTGTGCATTATAGTCTGAAATGAACAAATCATTTTCCGACAACAAGAACAATTCAATCAATGGTCTTGTGAAACATTCATAAACTGGTTCAGTGATGATTTCGTATTGATTCAGGTTTTCACGAATCACACGTTTCATTTCACGATTTTGATAAATGATATTATCGATTTCAGTGTTTGGTTGTCGATTTCCGATGAAACCATAAAAACGAAAAGATGATTCAACATTCGAATTTGTGAAGTCAATTTGTTCCATTTCATGATATGCATTGAAGAATGCACGAACACGTGCAGTTTTCAAAGTATTTTGAATTGAATAAGTCTGCAATTTAAAATGTCCCCAAATTACAAAACCAACAATTCCACTGATTTCATATTGAATTTTCAATGTATAGCATCCTTCACCATCTGAATTCAACACATCCTTCCATTGAATGGTTGTGTAAAATGCAAAAGGTTCATTGATGAATGCTTGTGGTGTTGGAACAAAAATTGTTGGATTTCCATTTGCATCTTCCAAAACAAAAGTGATGATGTCAGCAGAATCAGATAATTTCATCCATGCAGATGTGACATCATTTTCAAATGTTGATGAACTTCCAGATGCAAAAACCAAATATTCACATTCACAACATCCTTTCAATCCACGATATGGTTCTTCAAAGTTTTCTGGAAGTCTGATTGCATCGTATTCACGAAAAATTCTTTCTTCTGTTCCACAAGTCCGACATTCAATTGCCGTTGTATTGATTCGAAGAAATTCGAAACGTGTCATCCAAATATGCAAATCACTTGAAAATGGACAAGTTGAATTGTAGTCCAATGATGCAAGAATTCCACTTATATTTCCTTCAAAAATCCATTGTGAACCATTCCAATATAAAATGAAATTTTCAAGACCGAATCCAATGTCACCAGTCCATTCATATTTGTTTCTTCCATTGATTGTTCCAGTCACTTGAATTTGGAACAAATATGAATTCAAATTGTCAGTGACTGAAACATCAATTCCACAATCACATGAATCTTGAACTGGAAGACATTCCATTGTTGTGAATTCACTAAAAATTCCCAGTCCCCAATCTGGAATTGAACCAAGTGGTGGACATGGTGGTGTCGAATCCTTCCAAAATGTTGCAACTGGAAATGCTGGAAATCCAAGACCACCGACTGAAACTTCCCATTGACCAGTCCCAAATGAATTATAATAAAGGAAATAATCAATTCCAAGATGATTCCATTGATAAAAGTTCCAACCATTATAAGTTCCAGTTGAAGTTGATTCAATGGTTGTGCTTTCTATTTCATCACCAACCATGAATTGAATTCGAATACATTCACACATATCTTTTATATTTTGCTAATTGTGACAATCAATGATGGTGTTGCTGGATGTGGAACAATCAAATCTGGTGCAACTGATGGAATTGTGATTGCAATTGAAGTGACAGACCACATGATTTCAATTGTGTCATTCACATCACAATCAACAAAAATGTTCCAAGATGCAACCATGTATCTTGAATTTGCAACAACATTCATGTGTGTGTTTGAATTCGGTATGTCAACACCATTTTTTCTGAACCAAATTGAAACTTGTTCAGATGAACCACCACTTGTGCGATATAATTGTGCAGAAAATTGAAGATTGTAAATTCCTTCTGACAAAACAACAATGTTTGTTGGATTTCCAAGAATGTCATTTGCAATGTACACACCATTTGAATAGTCAGCATTACTGATGTTCATTGCTTTTGCAACATTTGGAAGTGTGTGAATCTGATTTCCTTCATCATGAAATTGACCAAATGTTCTTGTTGACTGGTCATTTGATGCATCAATGATGTTTTTCACATCCAGTTGTTTTGAAATCCAACCACCGATTTCTTGAACATCACAATCAATCATCACTGGAAGTGTTTGAACATCTGAAAGTGTTGCAGAATCAAGATATTCGTGAATTTTTTCGTTAGCCATTTTTTAAATTTTTAAGATTTTTGCTTTATTGTTCCATCAGTTTTCTGTTTCAATGTTCCATCAGTTTTTTGCTTTCCTGAAATGTAAAATTCTGAACATCCTTTGATTTTTGTGGTGAATTTCACACCATTTTCAAGATTGATTTTGTCTGGATTGAAGAAACATTCCATTCGTGCAATTGTTGGTGTTGGAAAAGTCAAGTCACACAATGCACCAGAAAGTGGTGATAATGGATTCAGTGAATTGAAATCTGTCGGAACAATTGTGGAACAAATCCATCGTGGTGCAGATTCTTTCGGTTCAATGGTCAACATTCCCCAAATTGAAGAAGGATTCCATGCAGTTCCATCAACAAGTTCATGTGTTCCAACAACACGCATCAAAAGACCTTCTGTCACAATTCCAACATTTTGATTTGTTGAATCAATGAAAATTTCAATGTTTGATGTGATGTTGTCATTTGCATCGTAATTTTTTAAGTCAATAATGTCATCAAAAATGTATGCAAGACCACCTTTCACAAGTTCAAGATGAAGATTCAAATTCCAATCTGGATGATTTCCATATTCAAACCAGTCTTTTGTTTGATCATTTGGATAAAAATCAGAATCTGCGTTCAATTGTTGCAACCAATATTCCCACCTATAAAGGAAAGGAAAATATATTTTCAAACCATATTGATCAATCGTGTCAATTGATGGTTCAAGAACCAAAAGTGCATTTCGTTTGACTGATGTTGTTGGAAGTGTTGTGATTATTGCTTGTGATTGATTGATGATGTATTTTCCACCCACAAATGGAATTGTTGCAATGTTGAAAAATGCATTTTGCAATGTGAATGATTCACCAGTTGTTGCATTCAATGCTTCAATTCGTGCAGTGAATGATTCAATGGAATTGTCATTCAATGGAAGTCTAAATTTTCCAATGTATGCAAGGTCATCTTCTATGTCTGCTGAATATCCAGCACTGACAACACCTGAATCTGTCACATTTTCTGAATGGTCAAGATATGTTGAAACAACCATGTCCAAAAGTCCACCAATTGGTGGTTTCGAAATCACTTGGTCATCAAAAACAAGCAGATTTATATTTCCAAACTTGAACCACAATCTGAACAATCTGTCACCTTCATCACAAGAATCCATGAATGTGTTGAATTCAGTATTTGGTGTGAAGACAACATCGATTGTGTAAATTGTTCCAACCGATGTGTTCGAAATTATTTCCAATGTATATCCAGCACCGATTGGATTCAATGGTGAAGAAATTGGTGTAAACAATGGAATGATTGATGATTGAATTGTCATTCCAAGTTCTGACTGACTTTGAATTTTGTTTTTATAATATAGTTCATTGTCTGGAATGTAAGATGCACCGATTCCATGTGATGCAGAAGATGAATCAATGACCACTTGAAATGTTGATGGTGCATCGAATGCAAGTTCTGAAACACCTTGCACAAGTGTTGCTTCTGGAATTCCTGAATTGAATGCTTCATCAAACCAACCAGTGTCTGCATCATTGTTCAATTTCAATAAATAGTTGTTCGAAGGTTCACCAGCAATTCTTTGAAAATTCATGTTTGAATTGAATTTCAAGCAATTTCCGAATGCAAAATATGAAGGTTCATATATTCCTGACTGAATTGTTTTATAATCAATTCGATAATACAAAACATTTGATGATGATGGTGGAACACCAGTGATTGATTGTGTCACATCAGTGATTAGAATGCTTGAATTAAATTGTCCAGACCGATTTCCAATTTGAATTGCACTTTGTGGTGTTGGAAGTGCAGTTGTCAAGTCAAATGTGAATCTTGTTTGTTCACCATCAATCAGTGAAAAACTACTTCCAGCAGAACCATTTGCAACATGATTGACATCAATGACCAGTGAACTTCTTTTTTGTCCATACGTGACATTCAATGAAGTCACTTGAATGATTTCACCAGAACCACTTGCAATCCATGTTGGAATTGAATTGACATTCAAATCAGTTGATGTCACATTTGTCACAAGTGTAATCCATGAAGTGATGACAGAACCACCACCACTGAATTTGATAAATTGCACAAAGTCACCGATTCGAAAACCTTCTGTCAACCAATTGACTGCACCAGATGCAGTGACAATGTTGTCAATTGGATTCAAAACAAATGATGTTCCAGCCGTTGCAGTTGATGCAGAAATCGATGATTTCACAACAATTGATGCACGAATATCGTCACCAGCATTGCATTGATAAAATGGTTTTATATTTCCAAAAATGTCAGTGTAATTCTGACTAATGATTTGAATCGGCATATCTTTTTTGAATTTCGATTATTTTTTCAAGTTCACCTTTCTTCATTGATTCAAGCAATGATTCGATGTCATTTGTTGCTTTTATTTTCAGATTGATGTGTTCATCTGGAATTTGCTGAATTGCTTGTTTTTGAATGTCAAAAATTCCTTCAAGACTTTTGGTCAATCCTTCCAACATTTTCAATGTTTCATTTTCCTTCATCATGCATTGATTTGTAATGTGTAAACGTGTCCAGTTGCATATTGATTTCTTTGTTTGTATGTGATTTTTGCGAAGGATTTTTCATCAATCCATTCACAATTTAAGATTTCACACATCAGTCCATCAATTATTGCAAAATTGTTGTCTTGCAAAGTTACGAAATCATTTGATGTCATTTGAATTCTGACATCACTTTTCAATATCCAGTCATTTTCCTGAATCTGCTGGATATAGTGATATTGATTCCACAACTGAATTGCACTGACTTTGTCCTTGAAACTGACTGGTTGTCTTCCATTGATTGTCCACAAGACTTTTGTTGTTGCAAAAAATTGTTGTGAGATCATCAAAACATTCTTTCTGTCACCGATTTGTTGTTCATAGTTTGTTCCACCACCAAAGATTCCAGTGACTGCATCAATCACTTTTGCAAGACCTTTTGCTATTTCTTCCAACCAGTTCAGTTTTTCTTTCCTTGCACCAAGTGCAAATGGAATGTTCACATCTTGCAATCCTTTGATTGAAACCAAATCTTGATTGACAAATGATGTCGGTTCAGTTGAAAATTCACAATTGTGGATGTCATAAAGTACACCATCACATGAATGAAGTTCAGTGAAATCGGTCTGGTAATGGATGTAATATCTTTTCCATACTTCATCGGTGTTGTATTGAAATTCATCATCACGTTCAGATTGCAGTGAAAGTGCTGGAATTATCTGGTTTGTTGTTTGATTCATCCACCAGTCACGTCTTTCAAACCTGACAACACCATTGTTCACTTTGATTTGTCCATTGAACATGGTTTGCATTCCTTCAATGAATGATTGCAGTGTCGGTGTTGTGTCTGATGCAGATGGAACACCTTTGTTGAATGCATTGTTCAAAAATGCTGGTTGATATTCAAAAATTGATTGTCTGTCTTTCACCAATGGAACTGGAAGAATTGTCCAATTAGGTTCAGAATCAAGCAATGTTGATTCAAATGTGAATCCAAGATATTGACATGATTTTGTCATCAATTCTTTGAATTTACATCCTTTGAAATATCGAATCGGTGGAAATAACAACATGAAAAGTTGTGTTGCAAGGTCAACAACAAGTGCAAGAAGAAGAATGAAATATGCAATCCTTGCAAGACCTTTGATGACTGCAACAATGATGTCACCAGTGTCAACTGATGGTGGAACACCGATGTTTGGTGTACATGCTTGAATGATTTCTGCAATTCCATCAACAACTGATTGTCCAGCAGAAACAAGTTCTTTTCCCATCACATAAAGTGAAATCAAAAGTGAAATTGCTTGTTCCACTTGATTTGGTGTCACCACCACGTATGGAATTGATTCCAGATTGTAATTGACACCTTTTGCAAGAAACCATTCGAATGTTGCACCAGATGCTTTGTCAAAAAAGTCATCTTCACCTTTCCTTTTCTTCAATGAAACTTCACATTCAAAATTCTTGAATTTAGTGGATGAATCAAGAAGGTCAACATAGTAATTCAAAACAACACCACCATCCAATTCAATTCGATATGGAACACCTTCAAACAGACCTTGTGATTGAATGTGATTTCTGATGATTTCATTTCCTTCACGTGGTAAAATTACATTGTCAGTTGTCAATTTCATCACTTCTGGATTTCCAGTGAAATCAGAAACAATTCCAATGTCAGTCCGATTTCGTGGTGAAATTTCAATGTCATTCAAAAAGTGCTTCATGGTTTGATTTTGTATCTGTTAAAAATTTTAGTATTTCCAGTTTTTGTTGTCTTCACAATTTCCATCATCGATTGTGTTATTTCACCAAGTTCAATGTTCGTTTCTGGTTTGTTTTTAATGGTTTCAGTCAACAAATCAATCTTGTTTGCAAGAAGTGCAGTGTCAAGTGCAGATGCAGATTGAAAGTCACCTTTCATCAGACTTCCAGTTCTTGATTCAGTTGCAAGTTTTGCAAGTTGTTCATTTGACATTGCACCAATTTGTTGATTCAAGTGCTTTGGAACAACACGTTCATTTGGATGAAGGATTGCATGAAAACCACCTTTTCCATCAACACCATGACCATTCTTTCCAGTGTCTTCTGTTCCATCTTCGAATGCTGGAATTGTTGCAATAAAGGTCTGCAAAAGTGCAATGTCTTTGATGGTGTCTGCAAGTGGTGTTTTTGAACCACCTTCAACTTTTTGTGAATAGGTTGTCAATGCAGTTTCTGCAAGTTTTATTCTTTGAATTCGTTTTTGTT